GGTCGCCTACTGCTTTCCCGAGCGCGTTGATGACTGGCTGGCTCTTGGCGACTAGCTTGTCCACCCCGCTGACGATGCCGTCTAGCGCGCGGGTGGCCCCGTTCACCAGCGGGTCAACGAAGCCGCTGGCGTTGCGGAAGATGTTCTGAATGTGTGGGCGTAGGTCGTCGAACTTGGCCCCGATCTTGTCTATGGACGTGAGCACCGGCCCGATGAACGGCGCGGCGTCCTGTTGCAGCGACTCCATGAGGTGGGCGCCAAGCTGCTTACCAGCGGCCTGAACACGAGCGTCCTGTGCCACCAGCGCTACGCCAATCCCCGCAGCCCCGACGCCAGCACCCGCTGCGATGGCCGCCGACACCGTCGCGCCGATGAGCGGGGCAGCAGCAGCGATGCCGCCGACGAGCAGAGGCCCAGATTCCTCACCCGCCGTGCCAACCGCCTTGGTGATGGTGCCGGCCAGCTTCGGCGAGAAGGTCTCGATGATGGAGACCAGGCCCTTGCCGATGTTCGAGCCCATCTTGTCGGACTCGCTCTTGGTGTTGTCAGCCGTCTTCTTGAACCGGCGCTCGACCGAGGCCAAGCCGGAGCCGGTTCGGTCGTTGGCGGTGACGTTGACTTCTACGTCGCGTGCCATTTCGTCACCCCCTCCGGATCGCGTCGAATGCGGTGTCTACGGACTTCTCAATCTCGTCGTGCCATTCATTGGCCTGGGTGACCGGATCCGTGAAGAATCCAGGCGAGACGGTTTGCGAGTGCCAGTCGCCCTGACCCTTCCGGCCCCAGGACGGCGCGCGGACGCGTCCCCGGTCGAGCGCTTTGATGTCCGAGCGCCCACCTGCGGAGTTCCGCCCACCGACGACGGTCACCCCGGCTGCCCGCCCGGAGGTCTTGATGCGGAGGGTGACCCGCGTCGAGGCGGCCCACTTGTTCAGGCCGCCCCGCTTCGGGAGGTTTGCGATTGCACTCGCCTTGATGCGCTTGCGGACGGCGGGGAACGGGCGACGGATGCCGATGCGTAGTTCCTTCAGTACCGCCTTGCGCTCGCGGAAGCCGCGCAGCTCTTGCACAAAGCGGCTGATGTCGGTAGCCACTAGTCCTCCCCGAACGCCTTGGCCCTACCGGACAGTTGGCGGTCCCTCTCGTCGACCAGGTATTGCAGCCGCATCAAGTCCCGCGCCTCGTAGACCTCCAGCAGGTCCCGCAGCGGCACGCCGCTCACGAACGACAGGTCTACGAGTTCTCGCCGGACTGACCCGGCTTCGTAGGGTCCAGCTCCGCGCCTTCCTCGTCCCGGTCGTTGGCCTCGATGAGTTGTGCGTCGAAAGCGGGCCAGCTCAGCTTCGTCAGGCCCTGCCGCTTGCTGGCCGCCCACGCGATGTAGCGGGTGGTGGTGTGCTTGCGCTCCGGCGCGAAGCCGTCCCACACCTCGTAGCGGGCAAGGTCGCGCTGGTCGGCGGTAACCGCGTACGGCTCCTCGCCTTCCAGCTCGACGGAAATACGGATCTGAACAGCAGGCATGGTGCGATGCACTCTCTGCTAGGCGGACTGGCTGAAGGTCGGCTGACCCACAACCGGGACGGTGACGTCGAAGACGCGGAAGGAGCCGACGTCGCCACCGAAGGGGATCTGCGTCGGGCGGATGGTGAACACGGCCTTGTCCTGGCCGGTGCCCGACTTCGGCTGATACTCGACGTCCAGATCCGTACCGGCGCTCGCTGCGGTTCGCAGGGCCGCGCCGAGGCTGCCGGTGCCGAAGTCCTGCACGCCGCTGAGTTCGAGCGTCCACACGGCCGAGTCGGTGTCTGTGATGGTCCCGTCCGGAACGCCGGTACGGAGGGTCTGGGTGGCCTGGTCCGGAACCAGCCGGACCTTCGTAACCTGATTGGCGTAGTCCACCGTCTCGACGGTGAAGACCATGTCCTTGATGACGTGCGCCCGTGCATATACGGCCATTGCTATTCGCTCCTTGTCGTGATGACCAGTCCGTACACCGTGCTGTTCTGGCCGCCGAGGTTCGCCGGAGCGAAACCATCGATGAACGCCACCGGTGAGATGGCGTCGAACAGGTCCTGCTCGTGGGCGTCAATCCACTCGTCCGATGCCCGCTCCTCCTGCGGCAGTTGGATGACAACCCGCCACGAGGTCGTGAACGGCAACCGGTCGTCGTCGCGGTCGGAGCCACCCCACACAGGCCACGCGTCACCCGCTCGTGGATCGGCAGGCCGGTACGCGTAGCCGGTAACGTCGTCGACTGTGGACAGCGCGTCCGCGAACTCCTGCCGCTTTCCCGCGAGGCTCACGGCTGCACCAACTTCCGGTACGGACCCTCAAGCCGCCGGACCTCCGGGTCACGCGACGGGATGAAGGAGTTGTTGCCGTCGGAGTCGACGGTTATGAGGACAGGCAGCGTGCGACGCGAGAGGTTCACCCGCACCCGCCGGAGGATTGCGGAGCGGAGGTCTGGCGCGATGATCGCGCCGACCCGGCACACAGCCCGCTGTGCGGAAGCCTCGACGTCGATGGTCGATTGGATCTCTGCGTCAGTCCAAGAGCCGAAGTCGTTCTTGACGTAGTCCTTGTACTCCGCGACCGTCGGAACGCCCGTGCCGGTCGTAACTGCCGAGACGTACGCAGCGAAGTACGCGAGCCCGTACCCGGCAGACACTGCGCTGGCCACGTAGCGCCCAGAAACGGCCACGGTGTAGGTAACCCGGTACACGCCCGTCGTGATCGTCTCTACGGTGGGCGTAGCTGTGCTCGCGTCGGGGAGGGTGACCGTCACGACCGGAGCCGCATCCACCAAGCACCCGTCTGCGTCCCGGACGTCCACGAGGATGTCCCAGACGTCGCCAACCGATCGGCTTACCGAGTCGTGGCTAAGCGCGCGGACCGTCATGACGGTCACCTCCCTTCTGGTGTTGGCCGGCTGTCAGGCAGCCGGGTGTTCCTTGACGTGCTTGTCGAACTCCTCCTGCGAGACCTCGCGGACGTTGCCCACGCCGTCACCGAGGAGTCGAGCGCCGGTGAACGGGCTGATCGTCCGGCCCAGCCGCTCCAGCTCATCCCGGTTGCCTTCGGTGAGACCGAAGCTGGGCTCTGTGGGCTGGGGCTTGATGTTGGGGCGAACGATCGCGTCCCGCTTCGCCTGCTCCAGCTCCGCCTTCAGCGCGTCGTTCTCCTCAGCCCAGGCCTCAGCCTCAGCGTTGAGCCGGTCGACCTCCGCCTGAAGCTCTGCGTTGGTGCTAGCCATGGTCACAGTCCCCCAAGGACGTAGTACTTGACTTCGGATGCGGTGCCGTCGATAGCGACTGCGACCTTGTCGTTGGCGTCGCCCCACTGCTGGGGCACCTGACCCGCCTTGATCTGCCCCGCAGCGAGGCTGATCGTCCGGTCTGCCACCGCCAGGTCACCGACGGTGTTGTTGGTCGTGAGCGTCACGACGTGCGTGCCCGCCCCGGTGTTGCGCCAGAGCACGACCGATCCGGCCTGGACCGTGTCTGACGACGACGTGCCCGACCGCTCGGTGACGGCCGTGCCGACGCTGCTTGCGATGTCCGTTGCGGTGTAGTCAGCCATGGCTTACGCCGGGTCGTAGATGAGTTCGCGGACACCGTTGATGTCGTTGATCGCCGCAGCCGAGTAACCCCAGATACCGAGGTACACGTTGGCGACTTCGATCTCCGGCATGGTGAGCTGGCGGGGCGGAGTCGCCCAGCCGTCCACCGCGATGGCGTCGAACAGGTACGAGGAGGCCGCCACGACGCCGGTGGCAGCCAGCGCCCAGGAAGGCACCATCAACACGCCGTTGATGTCGACCGTGCCGAACCGCTGCGAGACGGTGCCGTCACGGTTGGTCGCGCCAAGCGCCGGGAACAGGTACGCACCGTTGCCGTCTTTCGCGCCGACAACCGCCTTGTACAGGTCGATCTGCGCGAACAGGCTGTCCATCGAGAATCCGCCCCGCACGAACTGCAGCCCGGCGAACGCAGCGACCAGCTCAGCCGCCAGCGTCTGACCGGTCGTGCCGCCACCCGTGGTGAGGGTGATACCGGTCGGGCTGGCCGCATCCAGCGTGGCAATCGCCTTGGCCTCCAGCGCCTCGACGTAGCCACGCGTCATCTGCCGCCAGATCAGGTTGCCGATACCCGGCATCCCGCCCATGTCCCAGGTCTCGCGTGTGATCTTCGCCTTGCCGGAGGTGGCCGTCGGCGTGACCGTCTGGTTGGTGGTCACGTAGGTGCCCGACGTAGGCTCCGTGCCTTCGGTGTGCGCGCCGACCAGGCCCGAAGAGGAGCTGTACTTGGGCCAGGCGAACGGCTGCACGCCGTTCGGCGGAGCACCCTTGTTGATGCGGTTCCACACCGGTGAGCGGTAGTCGCGCTGGTCGATGTAGCGGTTCTGGTTGACCGTCGGGTTGAGTTCGTTGATGTCGGTTGTCACGACGTCGAACTGCGCGGAGATGAACTCCTCCGCCCGCTGACGGCCAGCGACGTCGTTGAATGCAGGGTTCATGCCCCGGATCAGATCCAGGCCGAAGTCGTGCGCAGCGGCCTGGAGGTTGCCCTCACGGTCGAACCGGTAGTTCTGCGGTTCGGTGACCTGCGCGACACCAGCCCGCGGCACGATAACCGCTGGTCCGGTGTTGGCCGGCTGCATCTCCGCGAGCACCGCTCGCAGGTCATCCCGGCTCATGGTGATGGTCTGTGTCCCCGGCTGAGCTGCCGGGGTCTGCTCGACCGGATCCATTTGCTCTCCTTCATCTGCGGTTGCCCTCACCGAAATCAGGCGAGAGTCGTCGAACGAGGGGTTGCGGACGAAAGCCACCCCCTCGCAGTTGGACAAGTTCACGAGCCAGGCCCCGTCATGCTCCGGGTCCGGCTCGATGTCGGAGGCGTCAAACTCGACCTCCACAGACAGGCCGGTTTTGCTTCCGTTCTGCGCCTTCGCCAGCGCCCGGTCCCCGCGCTCGCCCTCAGCGACCCGGAAGCTCATCACCAGGCCCGCCTCGGTGTCCTCCATCCGGGTCGCCCGACCCAGCTTCAGCGCGGGGCTGTGGTCCTCGTTGAACTTCACGAACTTCGGGTCAACGCAACGAACCGAACCGCGAGCGAACCGGTACCGGCGACCACCCTTGACAGAGCTGACCTTGTTCCACGGCACCACAAGGCCGGTCATGGTCCGGCGCTCCATGTCCACGGAGAACGCCTCCGCCGTGACGCCGTCAAACTCAAGCTGTTCCACTGGTCGCCTCCTGCGGCTGGACCGGAGTTGGTGTGGCCGGCTGTGCCGGTGCGCCTGGGGTTAGCCGCTCCTCCTCGCGGATCTCCTCAGCCGAGATCACGCCAGCGGCCTTGTAGCCGGTCTGGACCTGCATTCGGGTCATCGGGTCAGCGCGGAGGTAGTCGTCCAAGTCGAACTCGACCTTGTAGCCGTTCTTGGTGACGTCGCCCATCGACAGCCGCTCGGTGATGACCTTCATGAACACCGACAGCACCTGGTTGATCCGGTCCATCCGCCGGTCGACGGAGTTCTGATAGGTGCGGGAAGTGGTGGAGACGTTGAAGTCCTCAGCGTCGAGGCCGGTCATGTTGGCGATGCGGATTGCGACCTGCTTCTGCGCCTCGACAAGCTCCAAGTCGCGCGGACTTGGCTGGTCAACGGATACGTACTCCAGCCCCGCCGGGACGTAGCCGGTGGTCTCGTTCCGCAGCCAGTTCCGCCACTTCCGCAGCATCTGCCGGACAACGCCGTCATCTTCGAACGGGTCGACCTGCGGGTCTGTCGACTTGAAGTAGTCCAGCGGACGCGGGTTACGGGCGTACTTGGCGGCCGTGCGGTCGAGGTCGATTGCCTGCTTGATGACGCGACCCGCGTAGACGAGCAGCGCCGGAAGCGGACTGTGAAAGAGGATGATCTCTGTCCACGGCACAACCTGGCCGTCAATCCGGCAGACCCTCCGGCCTTTCTCAATCTGGTCAGAGACTCGATCCCACTCGATGTGCTCGGCGGAAACCGGGTAGCCGTCAGCCCCGCGCTCCAAGACGCGCCAATACGAAGTCTGCCGGAATAGCAGGTCCTCCACCGTGCAGTTCAGCGTGTAGACGTTGGTCTCAACCGGGTCGATCTGCCGGAACAGCCGGTTGTCGGAGATGGAGCGGTCAGCCGCTCGGGTGATGAGCGGGAGCGTGGAGATGTTGCAAATCAGGTTCCGCGCCTTCATCACCTCCGGCACGGACAATGCCTCATCGCGGCTCACACGCGGCAATAGCGCAGTGCCGTAAGTCGCCTCACCAATGGCACGATCGATCGGGTTAGGAATCACTTCCTGAGAGAACTGCAACCGATCGTCCGAGGTGAAGCGCAGGAAGCGCGACCAGAAGGACATGCGCGGAATAGTAGCCGACGTTCCTATACACCGTATAGTGCGGCACTACTCGTCGTCGTCAGGCCCAATCAAACGGATCGCACCAACCGGCGCGGGCATCATTCGAGCCAAGTGCACAGCACCCGCAGCAGCATATGCAGTTTCGGCGTAGCGCTCGCCTGAGTAGTCGAATACCCAGCGCCCGTTAGACCATTTCTTAGCAGCTCCGACGACCTGCACATTCAACAGCGGTTCGTCGAGGTGCACAATTTCCCCGGCCTGCACCTGCTCCGCAAATCCCATGCACAGCGCCGCGACCTCGCCGGTAATCGGCTCCACCTCGCATCCAGGCGGGAACGGGCTGCGTCCCTTCGACTGCATCGCAGGCATGATCGCCGCACCCGGCCCAATCGGCAGGTAGCCGAGCTTGCGCGCTCGACCTGCCTTGACGAGACCGGGCAGCTCCGCGCGCATGCGCTTGATGGCGTCCGCGCCGTCCCACGACGCCACGAGCGCGAGCTGGACCTTGTCGCCCGGAGTGACCCGTGCGACGGCGAGCGTGGCGCGGCGCATGTCGCCGCTGATGTCGACGACCATCGCACGCCGGTCCTTCGCCATCTCGAATTGGCCGGCTGCACTTTCCCATGCCTTCGGGTCCACAGCCGCGTCGAGGTTCTTGACCCGGATACACATTGCCTCGGTGCGGAATCCAGCCTCTGCGGTACCGCCCGCCAGCTTGGCCGCCTTCGCGTCCGCAACCAGGTTGCTTAACCCGCGCCGGTTCATGTTCGGGTTGGCGGCTGCGAGCGCCTCAACGTCGTCCGTCTCCGCGCCGTCCGGCGCGCTGTATTCGAACAGGCCTACCGCTTCGCCGTCTTCGTCAGTCTCCCCACCCTCGATGAAGGCGAGTGCGGCCTTGTGGAGGGCATCCAGGACCACCGACCGGTCATCGCCTTGGGAGCCGATGAACCAGGCCTGCGCGTCGTCCACGGCCTGCATCGCGTTGTAGGCAGACTTGTAACACTCCCAGTCGTACAGGGTCAGCGTCTCGTCGCAGATCCAGCGGTGGACGGTGAGCGAGCGGCCAGCGTTCTTGCCCGCTGCGGCAACCTTGTAGCGGCAACCAGTCCGGGTCCGGATCCGGACGTCGTTGTTGCCAATCTTGTACCCGCTCTGCCTCGGCATGTCCTCGGCTAGTTCCGGCGTGGACTCGATGTAGTCGAATGCCTTGTCCAGGCTCTCCTTCGCGTACTCCAGCTTGTTCGAGGTGCCGAGGATGAGCGGAATCCCTTGCACGAACAGCCAGAACAGCGCGAGGACCACGAGCAGGTGAGTTTTGCCGTTCTGCCGCGCGACGAGCAGCACCAGCCGCCGGAAGCGTGGGCGCCACACGCCATTGGAGTCCAGGATCATCTCACCGGCGTGGATCGCAACCCAGCGCTCCCACGGGTCGAGCGGCGCGTGGAGCACCTGCCGTGCGAAGACGTCCACCGCAAAGCCGTACGTGGTCTCCGGGGTGAGCGCGCAGCCGCAGCCACACGGTCCCGCTGGACCGACCACGAGCGGTGGAGTGAAGCGGCGCGCGACGGTGTGACCGAGGATCCTCGGCTTAGCCCGTCTTGGTGCGGTCCCCGCCCCAGGTGTTGCGGAGGAGCGTGAGAGTGGCACGACCGTCGCCGTCATTGTTGTCACCCCCGCCCGCTGGAGGCAGCTTGGCAACGGACTTGGGGGCGCAGCCGAGCGCGAGCAGCGCGCTCTGGAGCTTCGGGCCGAAGTCCAGGAGCACTTCCGGGTCGCCTCGGTTGGCGTCTAACACTGCCGCGTAGTCGAGGGCCAGGAGAGCCAGGGCACGGTGCTTCGGCACCTTCTCCGTGGGCGCTAGCCCGTCTATCGAGTCCCGGACGGCGCGTGACATCGCCCCTTCGCTCGGGATCCCGCTCGACC